TTGAAGAGAATGAAGCTTTAGACCGCTATTATATGCAGATGCAAATGCAGCCGATAGACTTAAACATTGAATCACAGGAACTGGACAACGAGACAAAGAAAAAAGCACTTGAGGAACCGGAACCAGAACCGATGCCGGAACCAATACCACAGGAACCGGAGGAACCGCCGACAGAAGAGCCAGAAGAGGACACCGGAGAAGAACAGGCAGCAATAGTCGCATATCGTGAAACCATGATAGATAATTATGGACACTTTGTTAATAGCGAGTTCAATGCGCATAATTTTACGACAGCGACAAAGACAGTAAAAGCTAAATGCCTGGCAGATCCTGAAGAGTTTAAACAATACCTTGATAGATTTTATATAAACCATAACAAGAAACTTTCCGTTATGGTTAATACTCATATTAAATATCTATGTACATTAACCGGTAAAGAGATTCCGGATTATGAGCAGCTAATACAAGATGTTAGCAATATGGATAAATCTGATGGCTGGCAGGATACGCGGGCGGCGGAAATAGCACAGGCAGTTATTGAACTGGTAACAGGGGCCGAGTGCTCTGCGCAATTCGGCGATATTGTGCAGGGTGAGGACGGCGAGAGCTACATATTAACTAAAGATGGATACAGGGCTGTAGATGTCATACCGAAAGCCTAATATACTTAAAGGCGATAAGCTAAAAGCAGCCCAGCAGAGGCGTGATACTATCCGCGAGATATTGAAAGGCGCTAAGGGTGATACTGGAGAACAGGGGCCGGCTGGGATTGATGGCGAGCAAGGCGCAAAAGGTGAGCGTGGCTATAACGGCATCAAAGGCGAGCAAGGTGCAACCGGCAGAGATGGCGCTAGGGGGCCGACGGGGCCACCTGGAAGAGATGGCCGTGATGGTATTGATGGTAAGGATGGAGTAGATGGTGCTGATGGCATTGGGATTGATCGCGTTTCTATTGTGCGAGGTGACTTGCATATTGTTTATACGGACGGCAGTGAAGTTAATGTCGGGCGTGTAGTAGGGCCACAGGGGCCACGTGGGATGAATGGAATGTCGGGCGGTGTATTAGGCCTTAGTTCTGGCAAGTTTGGTAAAGTCAACACGAACACAACAGAGACGATCAGCCTAAGTTACAATACAGTCATTAGGCAAACAGATTCACCAATCATAACAAGTTTAGATAATGTCGTGGAAGGCATGACGGTTGTAGTAAAAAATAGATCTACTGGAGAAAACACAATAAACTTAACAATTGACGGGTGTTCTTCCCCTAAAATATCAGCCGGCGAATCATTCCGTATTTTTTACAATGGAACTGACTGGGATTTAATATGAGTGTAATTAAAAGTGTTACAATATCCGATCCTATCTCAGCCTTTGGCGAAATATCCACGGCAGAAAACAGGGCTTTTATTCAAGCGACTGCTGCCTATAATTTAATACCGGCTAATTTTAGAGAGTATACCTCCGGAACTGGCACGACCGGGGCTGAAGATGGAATGTTTAAGGTTTCAACCGGAACCGGAGGTATAGGTTCTTATGGTACTATTCAAAGCTTTAGATCGTTGAATTATAAAGCCGGCGAGGGTGGCCTTGGGCGTTTTACTGGTTTATTTGAGTCAAGTTCTGCTAACTCCTGGCAAGCTGTGGGAATGTTCACTATCGGCGATGAATTGAGCTTTGGTTTTAATGGGACTGCCTTTGGCATATGGCATAGATACGGAGGCCTCGCAGAAATCCGTGACTTACAAGTTACTGTCGCTGCTTCTGGTTCTGAAAGCGCTACTATAACACTAAATGGAACAGCTTATGTAGTCCCATTAACTTCAGGAACCGTACAACATAACGCCTTTGAAATACAAGAATGGTTTATGGCTAATCAAGCGATATGGAATGCACAGCAGGTTGATGACACTGTAACATTTACAGCACTGTCAGATAGTGCCAAGTCAGGCTCTTATAGCTTATCATCTTCTACAGCCACCGGTACATTCTCGCAAGTAACTGCCGGTGTAACCAAGACAAGTACACACATTCCCGAGGCCGACTGGAACGGGGAAAATATAACCATTGACCCTACAAAAGGCAATGTTTTTCAGATTCAATACCAATATTTAGGTTTTGGAAATATTTATTTTTCTATAGAGGATCCAGATACAGGCCGGTTTAAACTAGTTCATACATTGGAATACGCAAATTTAAATACGACCCCATCTTTAAGTAATCCATCCCTACACTTAGGGCTGTATGCCGTGTCCATTGGATCCACGGACGACTTAGTTGTAAAGAGTGCAAGTATGGCCGGTTTTGTTCAAGGCCTCGAAAGCAGGACTAGAAACCCAAGGGCTGAAAAAAATACTCAAACAATAAGTACAACCTTCACAAATGTTTTAACGCTCAGAAACTCCAGGGTTTATAACGGGAAAATCAACCAACAAGAGATAGAACCAGTATTGATTTCACTAGCTTCAGAATCCGGCAAAAATGTTGAGTTGGAAATTATAGGAAATCCCACTGTAACAGGTAATAGAAATTATCAAGATGTTGGTAGTAATCTTTTGGCGGATATTGATACAAGTGCAGTTACTTATTCTTCAGGTGGACGATTATTGTTTGCTACTACAGTTGCAGGTAACGACTCCGTTGCTATTAGCTTGGCTGATTTACGCTTACGGATACCGCCCACGCTCGAGTTTAGCATTTTCGCAAGGGTTACCTCTGGCGCAAGTGCGAATTTTACTGCGACACTGACATGGTATGAAGATATTTAAATTAACAAGGATATAAATATGGCTACAAAAGTATGGGTAGGCACTGACTCCGGCAATGAGGGGGATTATGGAACTGCGGCCAACTGGTCACCGTCTGGCGTTCCCATTGCTGCGGATGATGTCATAATTGCTAACAGTTCACAGAGTATTTTAACAAGCTTGGATCAGTCCGGCGTTGCTTTGGCGAGTATAACAATAGATCAATCTTTTACAGGGGTGATTGGAACCGGCGCAAGTGACTTCCTTCAGGTTGCAGCATCTACAGTTATCATCGGACAGCGCAGAGGCAACACAGGGACATTCACAGGCTCTAAGCGGTTAAATCTTGATTTAGGTTCAGGCACTGCTGCACAGGTTGAGGTATATGGCACTGCAAGTTCAGCGCAGGATACCAACAGGACACCGCTACGGATTCAGGCAGGTAACGCTTCAACAGATATAAAAGTTTTTGGCGGGTCAGTATCTATATCTGATGATTCAGATGATACAAGCACAGTCGGCGATATTGAGGTAAACGGCGGAACCGTAACGGCCGGCGCAGGGATGACTCTCACTAATGTCATAATGAACGGCGGTAGCTTAACTCTCCAGTCCAGCATTGCAGGTACTGCTACTATTAAAGGCGGTACACTTAACCACTACGACAGTACAAGCGCGTCAACTATCGCAACTCTTACAGTGTCTGATTCGGGCAATGTCAATCATTACGCGAGCGGTACAATAACCACTCTTAACCTGAACGGCGGAACTGTCGACCTAACCAGGACGCAAAAGAGCAAGACTGTAACAACTTTAACCGCTGACACCGGCGGGACATTGATAACAGATTCCGGCACTGTAACGCTGACCAATGACGTAGCACTTGCCAGTTCAACAAAATATACAATAAGCTTTAGGAGTTAATTATGTTTAATGAACCTTATTTAATGATTGATACTTTAGGCTTATCCGCCATTATGCAAAAAGCCAAAGCACTGAAAACTGTACAGATATCCGCTGAGGATATAGAGAATCTGCCAGGTGCTAACATGGTGCAAAAGTCCGGCGATAAAGCACTGATTAATATAGACGGCCCGATTGTTTACGGCGCTTCTATTATTGATAAGCTTATATTTGGCGCAGTGGATACTCAGGAAATAATGAATGCAGTTGCTGAAGTAACCGCTGACAGCAAGATTAAAGATGTCGTTATGGCTTGGAATAGCCCAGGCGGTAGCGCTCACAAGATGCATGTGCTCTCTGATATGATCCATAATATGGCTCAAGTAAAGAACACTGCTTCAGTTAATACCGGTTTAATGGCATCCGCTGCCTATTTCGCCGGCTCTCAGGCTGGTTCTGTTTTTACTGATGACACTATGAACCGCACTGGATCAATAGGCACTAAGGTTATTCTGCATGACACCTCCGGCATGTTTGAGAAGATGGGCGTTGAAGTAATCCCCATTGCTACCGGCGATTTTAAGGCAATGCTGGACGATGGCGTTAAGATTACAGAGGAGCACATTGAAGCTGTAACTGAAATCGTGAACGAACTGCAAGAGAATTTTAACAACGCTGTAATGAGAGCAAGACCTGATTCAGACATGTCTGACGGTTCAGAGGCTCGCAGTGGTAAGACTTTCAGTTATCAGAAGGCTAATGACCTTGGATTAGTTGACGGCGTTAAATCTGTAGAAGAGGCTTTCAAGTTTCTTTCACTTGGTAGAAGAGCGTCAAAACTTAGGCAGAGTATATAATTTTTTAATAATCTCTTGACATATGTATTAGTTATGTCAATAGTATAGCAAGGTGCAGACAGTCCAAAAGGGCAGTTTTCAGCACTAACTGCAGTGTTTTAGACTGCACCGGATGGCATGTGCCATCACTTTCTAATAGTTAATCCACATAATAAACTCAAGAGAGTCCAGCGTTATCGCGTGGGCTTTTTTTGTATATGGAGAATGTAATGAATATTAATGATATGAGACAAAGTTTTGACGATCTCATGACGGAAATCGAGGGACTGGATCAGGCTCACGAAGATTATGCGTCTAAGATTGAAGAAGCAGAAGCTCTTAAGGCAAAGATTGAGGCTGCTAATGCTAACGCTGAAAAGCTTGAAGCTCTGAAACAGTCTGCTAACTCTTTCCCTAAGTCTAACCTGAAACAGTCTATCGGCGTTCAGGTTAAAGAAGCTTTTACAGAAGATCCTAAGCTGGGCTTTGAGAATAAGGGGGAATTCCTTGCTTCCATCGCCAAGAAGGGTTTTGAGCAGGATAATAGAATCCAGCACATCCTTCAAACTTCTGGACAGCACACAACTACTAATGACGGTCTGATGATTCCTGCGGAACTTATGCCGGAAATCAATGTTTTGGGCCGTGGTCTTTCTCAGGATATCGTTTCTCTGTTCGATGTAAAGAACACTAACAGAAACAGCCTGGAACTGCGCAGAGTTGCTGCCACTACTCGTGGCCATGCCTCAACTGGGCTTGTGGCCGGTAGAGCTGCTGAAGTTGCTACTTTCACCGCTTCCCGTGAAACTTTTGAGCTTGACACTGTTAAGCTTGATAAACTTTATGTTTACTCTGAAGTTTCTGAAGAGGATCTGGAAGACTTCGCAATGCTTGAGGGCCACCTGACTGAGACAGCTCCAGAGCTTCTTAGAATTCAGATGGGCATTGACATTATAAGCGGGAATGGTGTAGGCCGTAACCTTGGATTCACTCAGGGCTCTGACTATGTTACCGCTACTCGTACCACTTCTTCAACTGTAAAAGCTGATGACATTGCAAACATGCTGGCAAGACATATTGCAGGGCCACGCTCTTTCTGGCTTGTTAATCACAGCGTATGGAATCAGCTTCCACTGATGAGCATTTCCAATCAGCCTGTATATCAGAATGATTTCACCAGGAGCCCGTACGGCTCTCTGATGGGTCTGCCTGTTTATACTTCTGAAGATTGCGCAGCAATGGGAACTACTCAGGACATCATGCTTGTGAATCCTGATGGATACTGTGCTTTCCAGAAAGTCGGCGGTATGAAGTTTAACACTTCTATGCATGTTAAGTTCGACCAGGATCTTATGGCGTTCAAATGGACAATGCGCTTCGGCGGTATTCCTAAGTTTAACGCTGCTTACACTCCACGTAAGGGGTCAACCCTGTCGCACTTCGTCGCACTGACTACTTAATAGGGGGATAGAATAATGAGTTATAATAGTTCAAACGCTACAGATATTATTTCTGTTCAGGGTCTTGTTGAGCCGGTTGCCGGCTCTTCCACTTATACAACTGGCTGGATCGATGCGGGCATCTGCTGCGCATGGCACGCCGTTGTAACTTCTGGTGCTGTTACAGGCACAGTGGATGCCAAGATTGAACAGGCTTCTGACAACTCCGGAACTGGAGCTAAAGACTTGACAAGTTCTGATATCACTCAGCTTACTGCTGCTGGATCAGCACTTATTCAGTTCAAGCCTTCAGACCTGGATACTGCTAACGACTTTAACCATGTAAGACTCAGCATCACCACTTCTAATGCTGCTGACGTTGCTGCCGGCGTACTTTCAGGCATTCATGCCCGTTATGCTCCACTGGCTGCAGGTTCTAAAGTTGACGAAACTGTAACTGTATAACGTAAGGGGGATTTAATGGCATTAGTAGAGAATACAGCACCGGCAGAAGAGCCTGTTACTCGTGCAGAAGCAGCGCTTTTCATGCGTTATGTTGGATCTTTGCAGAATGATGTTATTGATTCCCTGATAACGGCTGCCCGTAAAATGGTTGAAACCTGGACGGGCAGAACGTTAGTTACTACAACGTGGGACTATTACACGAATCAGTTGTGTGATAGTATCCCACTGCCTACGGGCAACGCTATTTCAATAAGCTCTATTACTTATGAAGATTTAGACGATGCCACTCAAACTCTTACATCAACACTTTATGAGCTTGATAATAAGAGCGTTATTAATACTGTTTTTCGTGTTCCTGATCAAGTTTATCCTTCAGTACTTGATAAGCCGAATTCAGTCAAAATCACTTTCACCGCCGGCTACGGCGCAGCTTCAGCAGTACCTGAAGCACTTAAGACCGCTATAAAAATGACAGTAGCGGATTTATACGAACACCGTGAGGCACAACTGCCGGCGCCAGTTCATCCAAATAGAACAGTAGAACTCCTCATGAATACAGAGGCTAAATACCAGGGGTGGTAATATGACCATTGAGGCGGGGAAGCTCTGGTATGAAATCAGCATCGAACAGCGAGGCGATACACGCAACACTTACGGCGAATCTGTCGCGTCATGGTCTGAATATCTTGCTACTTATGCGGATATGATTGATTTATCAGGCGCAGAGCTTGAGATAGCACAGCAGATTAATTCAAATATCACCACTAAAATTATTACTCGCTGGGATTCCGGTATACGTGCCACTATGCGGATTTTAATGGATGGCGAATATTACAATATAGTTTCAGTTGATAATGTTGATGAGCGGGATAAAATCATGGTCTTGCTTTGTGAACGTATTGAGGTTGCAGGCGCTGCGGCTCCGGCATCATCCACTACTTTCTTTATATTTGATATCGATACACGGAACACATCCGCAGGGTCAAGCACAAGCACTCAATTTGCTTTACCGCTCCGCAGTACTGGAACATATAACTTTACTGTTGACTGGGGCGATGGAAATGAGGATACAATAACAACATGGAATGATGCTGCAGCAACTCACACATATAGCACCGCCGGAACCTATGAAATTCAATTGGATGGAACTGTAACTGGTTTCAGATTTGCCAATGCAGGAGATAAGCTAAAGGTAACTGACATAACAAACTGGGGTGATAACCTAAGCTTAACAGAGTCGCAGGCTTTTTATGGGTGTGATAACATGGTTATTACTGCGACTGATGACGGGCCAACGATTACAAGTACAACCTTTGAGAGTATGTTTAGGGGTTGTTCTTCACTGACCACTATTCCAGGCATGGAAAATTGGAATATATCAACGGTCACTAGTTTAAAAGAGTGCTTCAGGGATTCCACAAGCTTCAATCAATCTCTCGCTAATTGGGACACCTCAAATGTAACTGATTTCTTTGGATGTTTCTCCACCTGTTCAGCCTTTAATGGCGATGTAACAGGCTGGAACGTATCAAGCGCCACTACATTCAGAAACCTGTTCTTTAACTGCGTAGCGTTTAACCAGGATATATCAGCATGGGCGCCTACAGCAAGTATGACCAGTCTGAGAAGTACTTTCAGAAACTGCACGCTATTTAATCAGAATCTTAACAGTTGGAATGTATCCGGCGTTACTGAATTTATTGAGACATTCTATTTAGCAACCGCGTTTAATGGCAATATTACCTCATGGGATACATCAAGTGCGACCAGCATGGATTCAATGTTTAGGCAGGCCAGCGCGTTCAATCAGGATATCAGCGGATTTAATACAACACTTGTAACTGATATGGATCAGATGCTGAGACAGGCCACTACATTTGATCAGGATGTTGGTTCATGGGTTGTTACAGCGCTTACAACTGCAATAAATTTCTTGAACGGGGTGACTATATCAGTAGCTAACCTAAACAGTTTATACACTGGCTGGGAGGCTCAGGCGGTAGGTAATACCGTGACATTACACTGCGGTAGTCAATCGCCGACAGGGGCAGGAATAACAGCCCGTAATGCTCTGGAAACAGATCATAGCTGGACGATAA